TGGTTGCAATGGTGGTCACAGTATTTATGGGAATGAATTAGTATGGCTGTATTCAGAGCATTTAAACCAGAAGCGATGAACAAAATCGCCAAAGCTATGGGCTATACAGGCGACATGGGGCAGTTCCAGAGTTACATTGAACAAGACCCAATGCGTCAGCAGCAGATGCAACGGTACACTAACGCTGCCATGCAGATGGCAAAGGGCGGTGTAGTGAAGATGCAGACGGGTGGATTGTTAGATTTTGCTGGTGTAGTTCCACCTCCACTAAATCCACCTCCAGTAGATAGAACAAAAGGTAAGTTTGCAGAAGATGCTATGATGGGGCCAGTGCAAGATGGCATGTATCGTGGGCCTGATTACAGCAACACACCAATGACAAACGCAGGTAATACTCGTCTGGCTGTACCTGTAGGTAGCCCACTAGCACAGCCACAGGGTATTGGACAGCCGCTAATGTCTGCAGATGGTACTCTAGGCACTTTTCAACCTGCTGCTGAACCAGACTACAGCGGCATGACGTACGAACTAGCAGTAGCAAGGCAATCACAACGTGATGTAAAGTCACCAGCAGAGGCTGCAGCTATTCAGGCAGCACTTGCACGTGGCCCCTCTATGCAGGTACAACAACAAGTGTATCCACAGGCGGCAGTCCCACAACAACAATTCCAAAATATAGAAAAGCCCGTGCTTGATGACGATGGCAACCCAACAGGTGAGACAGAATCTGTAGCACCTAATATTAAAGACATTTCTGCACAAATGATGCAGCAGCCAGGTTTGCCAACTGGTGCCACGACAATGGCTGCACAAATCCAAGAAACAGAGGGACAACTTGTGTCACCGGCTGCTGGCACTGTTACTGGCACAGTGGCTATACCAACGCAACAAGCACCGGCACAAACTGCCGTAGCTGCTGCTGAAACTGATGCAAACATTGTTCAGGCAACACAGTCTGCTCCAGCAGTAGATGCTGCTGTTGAAGCAACACAAGCCGCACAAGCAACGCTTGACCCTCGCGCACAAGTTGTTGCCGCGCAACTAACAGCATCCTCTGTTGGTAATCTGGAAGCTGCGCAGGGTAATGCTATCCTCCTCAATAACCCTGTGCAGCGTCAGGTTCAAGCAGGAGAACTTATTAGTGGTGTAGCTAACGCACAAACAGCCGCACAGTTTACTGAACAAATTCAAGCAGCAGAAGCCACCCCATCTCAACAGGCTACTGTACAAGGTCAGCTTGCATCACTTACTGCAAATTTTGATTCTGCTAATCCTCCTGCATGGGCTGCAGGTGCCATGCGTAATGCTACGGCAGTCATGGCACAGCGTGGGCTAGGTGCTTCAAGCCTTGCCGGTCAAGCTATTGTACAGGCAACTATTGAGGCTGCACTGCCTATTGCACAAGCTGATGCGGCCACCCTTGCGTCGTTTGAACAGATGAATCTGTCTAACAGACAACAGCGTTCTATGCTGGCGGCAGAGCAACGTGCTAAGTTTCTTGGCCTTGAGTTTGACCAAGGGTTCCAAGCGCGGGTCCAAAACGCAAGTCGTATTGCTGACGTGGCTAATCAGAACTTTACTGCGGAACAACAGATTGCTCTTGAGAACAGTCGTGCCGCAAACACGATGAATATTAATAACCTGTCTAACCGTCAGGCAATTGTGCTGGCAGAGGCATCAGCACTTGCTAACATGGACCTGTCAAATCTTAGCAATCGTCAACAGGCTTCAGTGCAAAATGCGCAGAACTTCCTGCAGACTGACATGGCTAATCTTACCAACAGGCAACAGACAGAACTGTTCCGCGCACAACAGCGTGTGCAGTCCCTGTTTACAGACCAAGCCGCAGAAAATGCTGCGCGTCAATTTAATGCATCTAGTCAAAATCAAGTTGACCAGTTCTTTGCAAATCTCAACACACAAACTTCACAGTATAATGCATCACAAGTTAACGCACAGGCACAGTTTAATGCTGGTCAGATAAACGCGCAAGAACGATTTAACGCAGAGATTAACAATCAGCGTGACCAGTTTAACGCACAGAACCAGCTTGTGATTGCACAGAATAACGCACAGTGGCGTCGTCAGATTGCAACGGCAAACACTGCGGCAGTCAATAGGGCTAATGAAATAAATGCAGATGCTGTCCTTGAAATGTCACGCGATGGCTACGATAATCTGTGGAACTACTATGCTGACACAATGGAGTGGGCATGGACATCTGCTGAATCCCAGCTTGATAGGTATCAAGAGATGGCTCTTGAGCAACTTCGTCAGGACAAAGCCCTTGAAGCATCTAACATTGCAGCGTCAACCTCGTCTGGCAATGCTATTGGTAATATGATTGCTACACTTGGTTCGGCAGCTATTACAGGAGGGTTGTTCGGATAATGGAAACAAATGTAGGACCAAGGGGATATTTTCAGACTGAGGCTCTTGCAAAAGAGTTGCGTAATCGCAATATGCAAGCAGAGCCTACGGGCAGTGGATTGTTGCGTTCAACTCGTCGTCAGAATCCAATGACGCCAGAGTTAGAGGACAGTCCAGCGGTTCGTGTGGCAGAATATTTTAACACAATTCGTGATAAGCGTATGGAGATAAATGGTGGCAGAACCACAGTTTGATGCGCCTATCCCTGGTATGGGCATGACCCATGAGTTGGGAGCAAGGCCGTGGCAGAATCCCCCTCTCTACACTACAGTAGATGAGGCATTGGATTATTACGTTCCACGTATGGCTAGTGACGACTTCTCTGAGCAGCTTATGGACGTAATGGAAATGGGCATTCCTCTCACCACACTGGCAAACACTGTTCAGTTGTCTGGCGTAATGGATGGTAAACACAGTGCTGACGTTGGCATTCTTATTATGCCTGTCCTGATTGAAATGATGCGCTTCATTGGCGACAGTGCTGGCATTGAGTACACCACAGGTCTTGACAAAGACAAAGGTCCACGGTCATCTCTTGTGACAAAAGCAATTAACAAACTTCGTGTGGAAGAGCAGGGTGAAGAAGATGCGCCACAAGAAGCAGAGGCACCGGCACAAGAAGAACTTCCTATGGAAATGCCAGATGAACCACAGCCTAGTGGCTTGATGGCACGGAGGGCATAATGGCACTATTTGGTAGCTTGGGTAAAATGCTTGGACTTGATACGCCATTCGGTCAAGGTTTGGTGACAGGTTTTGCTGAAGGTGTTACTCGTGAAGTAAAAGACGACATGAAGAGCCGCAAGGAACGCATTGACCGTCTGGCTGATTACAAGATTAAGCGCGACGAAGAAGAGCGTGAGCGTTATACAAAAGAGTTGCGTGAAAATCTTGAAAAAGTAAAAGGCATTGCTGGTAAAGCTGGTGGTATTAATGGTGCAGAATATCTTATTCGTACCTACGGTATAGAAGAGGCAGTAAATAAAGCAGGGCAAATAGAAACTTTAAGTGGTTTTGGTGTAACACCAGAGTTTGCAACGACAGATGAAAATCAAACCACACTTGATGACCTTGCACGTTTTGTTACAGCCGACCCAGTATTTACCAAACTTACTGCACGTGGCACACGGGCTGATACAGGATTGCTTGCAAAGATTGGTCTTGCCCCTGACATTGCTGTTGAGGCACAGAAGCAACGCGATGCGGCTGCAAGTTCCCTTGGCATTGGTATAGCAGAAGCACCAGACCTTGGGGCTATGCCCACCGCTTCAGGTTTTGACCCAAGTGATTTTGGCATGATGGCCGACATGAAAGACGAATCAAATCGTCTAGTACGACTTGCTATCTCTGCAAAAGAAGCCGGTGATGATGAGGCGTATACAAAGCATATGGCTGATGCGACAACAATGCGTAATATGCTTCGTATGTTAGATACCAAAGACGTTACTGAAGCTGGAAGTCGCGCTAATATGAATGGCATAATTAGTCGTATTGAGGCAGTGTCTGGCGTTGAGGGGGATATGGTTCCTGACGGAAGGAATGGTGTTCGCTTTAAGGCAAAATTTGAAGATGCCGCCGACCAAATTAAAGTAAATAAGGCCGGTTCAAATTTGAATGAATTATACACACAGGCAATTGCACGAGGTATTCCAGCAGCGACAGCAATGCGAATTATTATAGAAGCGGAGGGTACTAATCGTTTACCTGAAGTTAAACAAAACCCCGACGGAAGTTTTAGTTTCGCATTGGGTAACTCTAAATTAATTGACGGTGGACTTACAAACGGAACAGGTCCATATGCCCCACCGCCACCTGCGACACCTCCTCCACAGGCGCAGCAAAACCAACAAAATCAAAGCACCCAACAACAGTCTGGTGCTACATCTGCTGGTGCGCAAGCACTGGTTGACCAACACAATGCAACCCGTGACCCGCGCACTAAAGGTAGAATCAGGGCGCGTATTGGTAGGATGTTTGACCCTAATCCAATACCTCCAAATATTGAAAGCCAACTTAGGTAATGTACAATCAACAGGAAGAAATCAACAAGGAAAAGCTAATCAAGGACGAGCAATTCCTTGATGACGCTACTGCGTTCCTGATTGACAGGGGTGGCTACGACGCAGAAGACTTGATGTCGGCAGAGAATGTTTACGAGAATTACATGGAACACTTCCGGTTCCAGAACGTAAACGAAGTAACTGCCGTGAATGATTTGTTGTATGCACAAAATGCTGACGAAGAAAGCAAGGAACGCTTTGCTCGTCTGATGGATACATACGACAAGATGGATAGTGACTTGGGGTTTGCAGCCGCTGGCGATTATGTTGCCGGTGTGTTGTCGGCCCCTTCTACGTATGCGGGTATCTTTACAGGTGGTGGCGCAAAGGTTGGCGCACTGGCTGCACAACAGGGTGTTAAGCTGGGTATCCGCGAAATACTCAAGCGTGGTGCAGCAGGACAAGCGTTACGTTCTGCAGCAACAAAGGGTGCTGTACGTGCTGGCGCAGTAGAAGGCACAATCGGTGCTGGTCAGGTGGCTGCACAAGAGCAGACACGTGTTGAACTAGATATGCAGGATGATATACGTGGTGGTGCTGTGGCATTGGGTGCAGCAGCGGGTGCCATACCTGGTAGTATCTTCGGTGCAGCAGCGCAGACACAACGTGCCGTGACAGAGAATGTTGCAGAGCGTGTGCTAAAGATTACAGAAAAACAATCAGCCCGTGCCGCAGAACATGCGAACAGAACAACAACCAAACAAGTCTTTGAAGATGATGCCACGGGTAAGACGGCACTAAATGTATATGAAAATTTGGTGAGTCGTAAAAAGGCCATTGAAGAAACATTCCCAGAAGTAGAAACTGGGCGTAAGATTAAAGAAACACTCAAGCCGGATGACGCTGAACTTGTTGACGCACCAGAACTAACTATAGCAGGTAAAAAATTAAATGAGGCGGCACAAGCGGCTAGGCCCAAGATGCCTCTTGTAGCAAGCCTTGAAGAAAAATCTTTGCAAAATCTTGCTGCCTTTGCTACAAAACTTATGGACAGAATTGAGCCACTAGAGGGTGAGCGTTTTGCTTCAATACTTGGTCGCGCTTTAAAGTCAGAGTTTTATAATCCTGATAGTCTTCGTGCATTGGCAAAAGACTTTGGCCTAAAGGTTAGTGACCTTGGGCCATTGCTTGCTGCAGAATTTAGTCAAGCAGGTAAAACACTAAAAGTCGCATCACAACTTAGTCAAGCAGAGAAGAAAGCACGGCTTGACGAACTAGACACAATTGATGCATTTCTTGCTGAAGCTGTAGAGATTACAAATCCTGCCCGTGAAGCCGTGGAAGCTATTGATGATGAGATTGGTAAGGGTCTTTTAGGCAAGGCCAACGATGTGCTGCGTCGTATAAATAAAGCACGTATCGGCTTGATGACTGTGCAACTTGCTACCACGACACGTAACGTGACAAATGGTTACATGCGTAACTATGTTTATGCGTTTGACAATCTTGGTGCTGGTCTGTACAATAAAACATTTACTAAGGCGGCAGCAAAACAAAGGCTAAAAAAGAAAGACATATTTAATCCAACAGATGAACAAATAAAAGCAGAAGCAGAACGTGCAGTACGGCTTGGTAATGCACAGCTTCGCACTGCCTATGATAGTTTTATGTTCAAAGACTTGATGGGCATCACAACTGCAGAGACACGCGCATTGACACGACTAATGCAGGATGAACGCTTTGGTAAAAGTGAAGCTGGTAAACTTCTGTTTATGGAAATGGGTGATGTCGCAGACCACGCTAAAATGGGTGGTGGCATTTTGACAGTAGCGCGTAAGTTAAACACATTGAACACCATGTCAGACAACATGTTCAAACGTGCCATACTGTCACGTGAACTAAACAAGGCCATCTTAGCTGGTGGTTATGAAGAAGGGCTAAATGGTGTTCTTAAAAAGGGCAGATTTGGGGATGTTGATGAAGACCTGATTGCAAAAGGTATGGAAGAAGCCATCGACTTTACCTATCAGACTGGTAGATTCCAAGGAAAAGAGGGTGCATTTAATAGCGTAGCTGATACATTTATCCAAGCGTCATCTACTCAGCTTGGTTCAACCTTTGTTCCGTTTCCACGTTACTTGGTGAATCAGTTCCGTTTCTTTTACGAGCATACGCCAATCCTTGGCATGGTCGATGCCTTCGGTATCCTGAACAAGTCTGACTTTGACCAGCGTATTGGTAAACAGCTTGGTGGTGCAATGATGCTCACTGGACTCTACGCCCTTCGCGCAAATCATGGTGACGAAACAACGGGTCCGTTTGAGTACAAGAACCCGTTTGGCACTGGCATTGTTGATGCACAAGCATCTCTTGGACCATTCTCTGCACATGCCTTTGCAGCCGACGCTATATACAGATACTTTAATGCAGATAAAATCAGTCGTCCTGCAAAAATACGTGACTTTGTAAAAGCACTTGGTGGTGGTCAGTTCCGTCCCACAGGACTTGCCCTTGTTGATGGTTTGTTTGACACGTATCAGAGTGGTATCAAAGATGGAGAACTAGACACAAAACTTGAAGAGATGGGTGCCAGATTCCTTGGTAACTATATGAACACGTATACGGTTGGTGCTGGTGTACTAAAAGATGTTGTTGCCACACTTGACCCCGACATGCGCATAGTAGCCGACAACACAGATGTTAAGTTCTGGCCGTATGTGTTCAAGCAAGCAACACGGTCCTTCCCTCGTGAAATCACAGAAGAAGAAAGCACATTTTTTGGTAGAAAGCGTCTGGAGAGTCCAACCCGTACGACTGATGTGCGTATGGTAAATCCTTTTATGCGGCAGATTACTGGTCTTGCACAACAAGAACCTCGCAACTTGGCAGAACGTGAGTTTGATAGGCTTGGCTTGGAATACTTTGAGATTAGTCCACGTAAGGTAAAGGGTGGTATTCAGAGTAGTGAACTGACAAAAGAAGCACGTGCTAATATGGGTGCATATGTTGAGGGAGCCATTCAAGATTATATTATGAACAACCCTGAATACTACGGCTTGGGAAGTGACATTGAAAAGAAGGCCGCACTCAAAGGTAAACTGAATGAATTACGCAGTGAGGCAAGGGCGCGTGTCCTTGATACCGACCAGTATGTGACAGTAGAAGACCAGCGCACTGTGGCACAGGCACGGTACTTTGACATCTCTAGCGCAAAGCGTGACCTCATTGCTTTGTATTACAAGCGTGATACAGGATTCGATTTGGGAGATACCAAAGATTATCTGACAGCACTAGCCGTGGCAGAGAAATATAACATCTCTGGTGGACGTTAAAAAGGGGGCCGCGAAGCCCCCTCTCTTTTTACCTTAAACAATCACAAATTGTGTGAACAAGTGCCGTTCCAATAATATATGAGATGTACGAAAACACGATAGCAATGTACAGTCTCATAAACCATTTGGTCACCTGTTATCACCCGACCCTGACAGAGTGCCACGCTTCTTCCTGTCAGCTAGTTTTTCCAAATTCTTCTCCATGATGTGGCCCAAATCCATGTCAAGTTCTTCGGCAAGTACAGCGCAGTACCACATGACATCACCAATCTCGTAGGCAATTTGTATTCTCTTGGCTTGATACTCATCTTGTGGCGCACCGTCCCGAATAAACTTCTTGACTTTGTTTGCTATCTCACCTGCTTCCCCCGTGAGGCCAAGCGTTAAATACTCCATAGCTTTGTTCTTTGGAAAGATGGCCGTATCACACGCTGCAATTTGATATGCTGTTCCTGTTATCCCATACATATATTTCTCCTTCATCCAAGTTTTAGCCTCTTGCTCTAAGTCCATTCCGTTTCTCCAGGTTTTTAAAATACGCGGCTTCCCATCCACGTTGCCACTCCCGATAGGGGGTGGTATCTTTTTTTAGTGGGTTAGCTACCTGACGATAGCGAGTGCCAAACCTTTTACTCTTAAACTCCTCGACCTTACCGAATGCCTTGTACCCATCCTCAAAGTTTTTTGCTAGACTTGTGTTCATCTTGCTTCTCCTTTTCTTTTAGTTTTTGCCACTCTTCCCATTGCTCAGACTTGCGAGGAGGATTGTAGATTATGTAATCCTCCCCACGTTTCCATACCAACTTACTCATTGAAGTAATTGTTCAGTATGTCCAGCCTATCTTCATGCGCTGCAATCTTATCCAACTCACCCTGCATTGCCTCCATGATATCTGAATGCTCACCAATACCTGCTGGATTGCGTAGGTAACACTCAATGTTGGCAACGTGCAAAGCAATATTTGCTTGTGCATGTTTACGAAGTACCTCTATCATTTGCTCTCTCATTTGTCAACTCCTTTCTGTCTAAACCTGTGCTTAAAGAACACAACCACGTTAATAGCTGTGTTGACAGTGATGGCACCCAATAACCACCACTGCCACCAGTTAGGCATGTCTGCGCCTTCAATCATGCTGCGTTGAGGTCCACGACCTCACACACTCCTGCCGTACATGCCAGTTCACGACCACCAGATGTCGTATCTTCCTTCTCAAACTCTTGTAGCTTTGCCCAGTCAATGCGTGCTGGCATACGCTCAAGCATTTCACCATACTGTTCTACTGTACAATCTTGATACGGGGCTTGCTGATACGTATGCTCACTGAATGGCAGGAAGCTAATACCTGACACTTCATCAAAGTGTTCATACACCCAAGCACCTACACCCATCCACTCATTCTCCTTGACAGAGATTGTCACAGATGGTTTGTGTTCACACCAGTGACGCTGGTACAGAAGCCAAAGTTCAAGCTGCTCAATAGCATTCATTTCTGTCCGACACACGGCACCTGTTGGTGACTTCATGGGAAAGCTGAACACTGTTGTGCTATCTGGCTTCATCACATCCGGCTCTGCTGGGATGCCTACATTGACCATGAACTGAGTCAGTGGGTCTTTGTTGTCACCACGCACTGTGCGAATGTAATATGGGTTGTGACGAGCATGAATACCAGATGCACTATTCACAAGCTGCGACACTGTGCCAGATGGCTTAACGCAAGTAATGGCAGCAGACTGTGGGATTGACAATGCCTCTGCCGTAACCTTATTAGTTAGCACAGCTTGCTCTTTAAGTGCATTTAGCGTAGCGCCAATGTTCATGCCAAACGTAGTAGACTTACCAGACATCATGGCGTTATCCATAATACCTGTAAGGGATACACCAAGCAGACGTTCCTCTTCAGTATTCTTTCTCCACACAGTACGAAGGTACTTGAAGTTAGTCAGTGTGGATTGGAACGTGCCAAGGATAGTAGCCAGACGAACCTTTTCAGTCAGGGTTTGCTGGGTATCTGACGCACGTACAACAACCTCTGATAGATTACAGAACTGATATGGACGCAGAATAATTTCACTGCATGGGTTTGTGCCAAAGTCAATGTAGCTTGACCCATCCCTGTGAGGGTGCATCGTGTACTGCGAATCTGTGTCGTCAATAGGAGTCGAGTTGTGTAGCTTACGACGACCATTCTTTGCTGCCTGTTTGACAGCCGACTGACGATTGAAAATGCCACGCTCACCAGACTTGCTATCATACAGAGACAGCCACTCACGCATAAACGTACCCATCTCTGGCTTACCCTTATACGCTACACTATTGTTTGCAAGCGCACGTTGTCCCTCATTAGTCCACCACTGACCAGACTTAGCGTGTGCCATCTGGTCATCATTGAGATTAGACAGGCTGATGAGGGCAGAGCGACGAACTCCACCAACTACCACTACCTCACCAATCTTGCACATGATGTCGTGGCATTCAATAGGGAATAGCCTACGACCTGTGGCGTTGACGAACTTGTTTACAATAAACTGAAACAGTTCTTCCAACGGGGCTGGGCCACTAGCGCGACCACCAAACGTCTTCAGACGCGCACCAGCAGGGCGAACCTGACTGGTATCCCACTTCGGGACTTTTCCTGCGTAAAGGAGCGAAATTAATTCACGCAAGGATGTAGCCCAGCCCATACGAGAGTCGCCAACTTTGATGACAGTATCCGTGTCATGCATATCTTCGTTGACGACAGGCAGCTTCTCTACGTTGTGTCTTTCTACAGAGAAGCCTACACCAGTGCCACACATGAGGATATACATCGTCTCGTCAAATGCACGAGGATTATCCACTGGTACGTAGGAGCAATTGTAACCACCGACGTGACAACGGTCAAGCGCGGGACCGGCAGTCATCAATGCTCTCATGCTTGGCATGATGTCTTGGTTAAGCACAGCCTCTTCAAGTTCTGCGCGTAGTTCATCAGATAACATGTAGCTTTGCTTTTCAGCGAGGTGGTCTTCCATGTAGTCAAAGTACCTCGACACAGTTTCAGGCCATGTTTCTCTTCGTTGTTCTTCTTCAATCCACCTTGCGTAACGAGAGGTGGCAATAAATGTTTGATAGTCTGTAGGTAAGTAGTTGTTCATGTTTCACTCCATGTTTATTTTCATATGTTTGATTTCCATGCCAGGTAATTCGTGAAAGTAATCCTCTAAACTTTCTTGTATTTCTTCTGTAGGATTTTCATCGGCTGGCATTGTATATTCTTCGGGGTCAATGTCTAGCGTGACGTAAATCTTAACTCGCATCACTATCCTCTATAGCCTTCTCTAGTGCATTGATATACCACTTTGCCTTTTGTACATCTTCTAGTGGCTTGCCTTTGTAGTCAAAACGCCACAGATATTTCATTATATTACCCTGCAAATAGTATTTAAAGTTTGGTCCAAGCATTGCCTCAATGGCTGCGATACACTCAATGCCCGACTGATTATAGTGTGAGGGGCTGTTGACCATATCTTCTTTTTTACTAAGTGCTTTAGTATAAAACTCATCCATCAGTTTCTCCTCGTCAGCTTTCAGTTTCATAAAGGCTTCATGTCGCATCATGCTTCTCCTTTTGTCTTTGTTGCAAACGTCAGATGCACAACATTATCGTCGTCATCCCGTTTGATTATAACTTCTTGTTCATCTTCGTTATCTGTCAACGTCATCAGTTCTTCTGTGTACTCTTCACAATATTTATATATTTGTTCGCGTACATATTCATCCTGCTCCATCACTGGAAGCGCAGACAGTATCATCCTAACGAATAATTCCATACCACGATATACTTCTTCTGTCAACTCATTATTCTCAGAAGTTATAACTGATACTTCTGCATCCCCTGACCATTCACCTTTTGCTGTATAGGTAGGGCGTATTCTAATCAAAAAGTCTTCATCTTCTACTGCTCTTGCCACGATAAACTCCTTTCTTTTTTTCGCCCTTGAATGGTATAAACTTCGGATGTTTATTCTTTCCTTTTTCTTTTAACCAATCTTCAGGAATAATTCTGTCATAGTATTTAAAACTATGCTTTATACACCATTCTGCATAAGATGATTTGGCACCCTTGCGTAGCTTACGTCTACTGTTCTCAAACACAAAACGAATGTCCAGTTGTGGGTGCTGTTTACTTATGGCTATGTGCTTCCTTCTGTCAGCAGCCGTAAACATACCCTTTGTCTCAATGATAATACCGTTGTGCAGCACGAAGTCGGGTGTGTAGGTTCTGTATGCTAAGTCTTCCCACTCAATCTTCACAGCCTCGTACAAAAACTTTATCTTTAGCTGTGTTAGTTTTTCGGAAACAGATTGCTCCAGACCACTACGATACCCATTCTTTCGTGCTGCCCGATATGCTTTGCCGTTAAACACTACAGTGCGCGACCACGCCAGAAGTCCACAGGGTCACGATATCCAATGGCCCTTAGTTCTTCGCGGAGAACTTTGTCTGCTTCATTACGCGCTTCAATAGCTGCGCGAACCCCAGCAGTTTTGCGTTCACGATATTCCTTACGCAAGTCGCTAAGTTTCTGTTCAGTAAGTTTAATCTCTTCGACGAGAGCATCAAGTTCAAGTTTGTCATCCATTTACGTACTCCTCTGCTAGTTCTACATAATTAACCATCTTTGGTTCTTTTGCCTGAGACTTTACAGCAGGTCGCTCCTGCAAGTTAGGCCAGCAAGAAAATCTGTAATCACAGAATGAACACTCTTTGCACAAGACTTTGTTGCCTGTCTCTTTGCCTCTAAATGTTTCAGCTTGTGCGTCATAGCAACGCTCAAACTTATTCTCTTCCAACTTCTCCACAAGATTTTCAATCTTTTGAATCTCTGTGTTGATGTCGATGTTAGCTGGCACATATTTAAACTGTCCATTGGCTTTATTAATTACCCACCAGCCCCCAGGTTTTTTGTCAGTGGCTTTTGCATAGCCAGCAAGCTGCCCTACATAACCAAAGGAATCATTGTCTTTCAGCACTTCGTATGACTGAAACTTGTGCTTGTATGACCAGTCAGATGCAGACTTAACATCGTCAACTGCCTCATCAATAATCAAGTCATATGTGCCATCAATGTCTGCGTTCTTCAAAGGTAATGTCACACGTTCAGAGTCTTGGTACTCAACCTTTGCCTCTTTCAGTATGCCCTTGAAGATTGCCTCAATGATGTCGCCTAGTATCATGTTCATTACGAATGTCGTAGGGCGAGGCATGGCTGTCTCTGGCTTGTTCTTTTCAAACCATAGCTGACAGTACGGCCTACCCACATTAGACATGCGAAGGCGAAATCCCTTTGGCTCAGTCCTGTTGAACTGACGTAGGACAGCTTCCCTGACATCCTCTGCAACTTGTGCAGCAGTTTCACTTGAGAATGTCGATTTGTTATTCACGACACTCCCAAGGTAACTGTGGATAGCCAGTTCAGCAGGATGATTAAGACTGTTCATCGTCTACATCTACCGTGATGAACTCGCCTACAACGCTTTCATCATCCTCTGGCTCACCGTTTGCAGCCTTATCCCATTCGGACAAGACCCACGTGTTGAAGTTTTCAATATACTCCATAAACTCTTTGAACACACCTTGGTCTTCTGGTGTGACCTCCAGATTATTTTGCATATCAAGGCTAACCACTGGAACATAGAACGTAGAACCAGTTGGCAGTTCACGTCCCTCTGTTTCCACAAACATGTGATGCTGTGGGGGAAGACGACGCATCTGACCCAGCTTATTAAAAGCCTGACCTACGTTCTTAAAACCTTCCTTACTATCAATCTCCCACACACATGGCACATCAGTAACATCCTGCGCGTCACCCTGTTCTGTCACACCAGACATGGATGCAGTACCAAACACAACACGAACCCTGCGTATCTGTCGAATGAGTTCTTTTGTGCCATCAGGCAGCGCATCAAAGTCTTTGATATAACCCCCAGGTTTTCCACAGTTAAACGTGCCAACACTGTCCTTCAGGTCAATGTCTAGGTTATCTGCCATGACAGTTTTCTGATAGTTGTTGGCATTGCTATCGTATCGCTGATACATAAAGCGTTGAAGGAAGGGACGCAGCACAACTTTGTCAGCATAGATGACTTGGTTATCTGTGTTCTGCAAACCCAACGCACCAGCAGATACAATCTCCATCTTCATGGTCTTGCCATTTACGTCAGCGTCACCCATGATAGATTTCTTGTTAATACGCAGCCGTGCCAGACTAGATTTCTTCTCGCCTGTGTCGTAAGCCATGCCCATCATCTGTGCCATAGCTGCATAGTTGTTGGTATCAATAGTTGTTAGTTCACTCATACTTGTTGACTCCTTTCTGTAAAAAATAAAGACGAGTTATATCACATTACGTCTTTCGTGTCAAGCCAATTCGGACCAATCTTTGCCTCTAATACGAGAGGAACATTGAAGTCGATACCCCACCTACTAGCTATTAGTCCAGGTAATTCTTTATTGGTTGTGTCAATTGCTTGTAGCACAAGCCTTTCTTCCATCGGGTGCATATCAATCACAATACTATCATGCACACTATTTACAATACACGACTTAGCATAGTGTAGCAGTGTGTCAATATGTAGCAAGGCAACAGGAACAATGTCTGCCGTAGCCAGTGACTGCACAGGATAGTTCTTTAGCTGGGTAAAGTGTGACACACGCCCACTCTCCAGCCTCTGTACATCAGGAAACGCGAACTCCCTGCCAGAAGGTGTAACAACCTTCTTGTTTTCTAAAGCCTCTTTAGCCAATCGGGAATGCCAATTTGCGATGCCTTTGTATTTTTCCGTGAAGTGCGTGTAATACTCTGCCTCCGCTGGAGTTCTCCCAAAGCCCGTTGCTCCATAAAGAGGCGCGAACGTATGCGCCTTCGCTTCTTGGCGACTTGTCGGTTGACCAGCATCAGTAATAACTTGACTGGTATATGCGTGTACATCAAATCCTGTAGATACTTCTTCAATTGCAACTCCATCTTGTGACAGGAAAGCAGCTACTCTAAACTCAAGCTGTGCGAAGTCTGCTTCCACAATTTTACCATTATCAAAACGTGATACAAACACTCGCTTGACAGGGAATGTACCACCACGAGGCATGTTCTGCAT